CTGGCAGGGCGGCTCCTTGATTCCTATCAAGGAACCGACAAGGCTCACCTTCGCCGATATCACCCTCGAACGGGGGATGTCGAGGAACCTGGATATCTGGAATTGGTTCCAATCCTGTTCCGATGCCGCCCTGGCTTCGGGATTTTCCGGCCAGGGAGCGGGCTTTGCATTTCCTGAGCAATACAAGAGAGGAGCGACAATTGCTCAGAAGGACCGCCTCGGGACATGGGTGGAAATGATCCACCTCTTCAACGCCTGGCCGAAGGAATGCGGACTCGGCGATTTCAACAACGATGCCGATGAGTTCCGTATCGAACGGCTCGTGCTGTCCTACGATTACCCGGAACGGGTTCCCATGACTCCATTCTGATCGTAGGAACCGCAAAAGTTAAGTTTAAGATCTGAGGAGATAGTCATGAGCGAAGTTCTGCTTCCCAGCGGTCTTCGTGGAATCATCCGAGAACTCGGGATTCCCGAAGAAAACATGCTGTCCGACAAGAAACTTGCCAAATCGGGCAAGAGTCTTCACAAAGTTCTCCAGAGTTGCTGGGTCGAAACCTTGGACCCCGGGATCTATGATTTCGGAGGTGGTGCCTTCGATGTCCTGAAACTCTTGCAGGGTGATGGGCTCGTTCTGCTCGTGAAACTCAGGATCGAGTCCTATGGTCCCGAATTCCTCTTCGATGTCAACTGTCCGAGATGCGGCCACAAGATTCCTTGGGAATTGGATCTCAACGAGTATCTCGAAAAATATACGAAGATCCTGCCCGAGACCTCGAAGGAAATTCTTCTGAACAAGAATGGCATCTTCGAGATGGGCCTTCCCAAATGTGGCAAAACCGTCCATTACCGCCTGCTCACACTCAAGGATGAGTTGCAGTTCCCCGAGTTGAGAAGAAATGCGTTCGACAAGATGAGTTCGACTCTACTCAATTTGGTGATCAAGGAGATCGATGGTATCAAAATGAAACGGTTGTTCCTCGGTCTCGATCCGTTTCCAGAAAAATGGGAAGGTCCGAAGGAAATTCTGTCCTCTTCCGATGCTTCGTTTTTCAGGGACGCCAAGGAAGATATTGACTGTGGCCTGATGACCCAGTTCGAAATCGAATGCATCGATGATGGAGAGGTTGCAGTCGAACTCCCTTTTCACGACAACTTCTTGCTCCCGAAGACGCGAGGGAGGTCGCAGACAGCGTAAAAGGATTCGATCCAAGAAGAATTCTGCCTTGGACGTATCTCGACAGCGAATCTTTTCTTGGAGCCGAAGCCGCATGGAACGAGGTCTTCGAACTCTGTTACATTCCGATGTTCGGAGGAGGCTTCGGGATGCCGTATAATGAGGTCATTAAACTTTCGAGGACCGAGCGTCATCGAGCGTTGAAATGGCTTCAAGAGCGACAAGAACGTGAAGCGAAAGCTCTTAATTCAAAGTCGAGTCACTCGGGAACCGGAGGGCTCGGCAGTATCGCATCGATGAAAGGGTCGATGCGATCTCCAAGGGTGCGGCGACCTTCGCACCCATAGAGAGGTTGACCAATGGCGGGCTTGAACAGATGGGGCCTCGGCTTCATATTCAGCGCCCGCGATCTCGCCACACCCACCTTCAGGGTCATTCGAAAAGAGCTCACGGGCATGGCCGGTGATGCTGAAGGCGTCGACATGAAACTCCGAGAAGGCTTCAAACAACTCGGGAAAGGTATTGCTATTGCGGCCATCGGCGCAGTTGGGTTGAAAATCATGGATAACTTGGCCGATAGAGCAGGTGAGTTTGAAATAAGAATGGCGGCAGTCAGAGAAATCACCGGGGCCACGCCAGAAGTTTTTGAAAGGTTGAGACAATCGGCCATGGATGCCGGTCTTGCTATGACCCAATTCTCGCCGACGGATGCCGCAGAAGGTTTGCGGATTTTTGCGCAGGCCGGTTTCTCGGCCCAATCATCGATGAATGCCTTGATGCCCACTCTTGATATTGCTGCGGCTTCCTTTGGTCAACTGAGTCTTGCCAATGCCACGGGCCTCGCCGTAACGGGTCTGAAACTCTTCGGATTGGATGCGGATCAGAGCACTTACATGATGGATAGATTGGCCAAGGCCACGGTCATGTCGAGCATTCAGTTCAAGGAACTACCGTTGGCCCTCGGCGTTGCGGCTCGTGGTGTTATTGCCGTGAATGCGAGTCTCGAAGATACGTTGATCGGTCTCGGGCTTGTCAGGAACATCATTCCGACGACGGAACGTGCCGCCACGGCTTTCGCTACATCTCTTGAAAAACTCGCATCTGGAAAAGAAAAGAAACAAATTGAGGCACTTGGGGTCCAGATCGAAGAACTCGGAACAGGAAAGTTCAGACCCGTTCTCAATATCATTGGTGATCTTTCTGGACGTCTTGCTGAAATGGGCGAAGTTGAACGGGCTGTAAGCGTTCAGGCAATTTTCGGCAAACGTTCGATGGCCGGTCTTCTGACCATATATCGGCAGTTGACAACCGCCGCGACCAAACTTGGGGGTGTGACTCGCGAGAATCTCTCTAAAGCTATCGAGAATCTTCGTGACAAGATGCGGAATGCCACCGGAACGGCTAAAAAACTTCGTGATGCAGCGATATATACCTGGAAAGGTATGAAGATGGTCATCAAGGCCCAGATAGAGGGCCTGATGATAGCCGTAGGCGAGGGTATTGCCAAAGGGCTGGAGCCGGTCACCGAGCTCTTTGCTAATATAGTGAACAGGATTGCCAAAGCCTTTGCGAGTTTGCCCATGGGTTTGAAAGAAGTAGTTGCCATAACGATGGCCATCGGTTTCGCTGCGACGGTGGTGACTGGTCTTGTGACGGCTCTTTACGCCGCTTCGTCGCTGCTCGCGATGACGGCGATTGGTGGACTTGCTGGATTGCTGGCGATATTCGGCGAAGTCTTTCTGGTAATAGCGGCAGTAGCAGCAGCGGGTTCTGCTTTGTATTTTTCTTGGGAAACCAACTTCGGCGGTATCAGAGATCTGATAATGCCCATCGTCGATGATATTTCATTAGTCATGGATTCTCTCATCATGCTATTCAGCACGGGAGGATATCTTTCAGAAGACCTCGGAACGAAGTTGATGGACAGTCCATTGCTTGGTTTCGTGACATCGGTGTATATGGCCGGAGTTCGAGTAAAGGCTTTCTTCGAGGTGTTGTTCGTATCTTTGCAATCTGGCTGGGGATATGTCTCGGATGCCATAGCGCCTGCCTTCGAGGCTATTTGGGGTGTGTTTAGTGCGATCGGAGATCAGATCACTGAATTATTCGGTGTGTTTGCTGAGTTGATAGGTTTTACGAGCACCGGCAGCGACTCTTGGAGAACGTTTGGAAGAATCGTCGGGGATGTGATAACCGTTGTTGCCGTAGGGCTTGCCTGGGTACTTAAGATAGCGATTATCCCGACTTTAACTCACCTGAGTACCGGGATTAGGATTGCCACGAAACTTCTGGGTCCGCTCGTCAAGATGATCTATTACACGGGCAAAATCATCCTGAAGGTTCTGTTCTGGCCCATAACTCTTATGACCGGTGGTTTCAAGACTTTGCTTGATGATCTCAAGCGTGGATTTTCCGCGCTCGTGCAGTTCCTTGTAAATTTGGGCAAAAGCGCTCTCGCTCTACTTTTGGCACCGTTCGTGGCAATCATGAAGATTCTCCCGGAATCGTGGCGTGCTGGTTGGATGCAGGATATCATCAACTTCCAAGAACAGACTTTGTTGGGTGCGAAGCCCAAGACTCCGGTGTCAGCAACACCTGTTCCTCCTCAAGCCGTGACTGCCGTCGATACCGGGATGGCTACCGCTACGGCGGCGGGGAGATTGGGATCCAAGACGAGCGCTGCCACTGCTGTAGGAGCCAGATTCGCGGAAGGTGCGGGAGCGGTGAGGCAAATTCCACAAATCACTGTAGAGAATAAAAACCAACTCATTATCGATAGCGACATGATAGAGGAATCACTCGATCGCAGGAAAGCCAAGCAGAAAAAGGGACAAGGATCTGTGTTCATAGCTGGAAGAGAATACGTTAGGTAGGTTTTAAAATGGCTGAATGGCCAGCAGTAACGTCGGAACGGGGAGCCTTCACTATTCTTGATACCGGGGAAGAATTGAGATTCCAATTCAACCCCCCTGAATTTTCCGAGGCGCTGTCTGCCAATTATGCGAGGCATCAGGTTCCCGGGCTTTCACATGAAGTCATGAATTACATCAATACTTCTAACAACAAAATCTCTTTGTCGATTTATATGAGTTCAGTATATGATTGGATTCGCCTCCATTCACTAAAGATGGGAACAGGTGCGCTTGGAACGGCTATAGGGGCCGTCGAGGATGTTGATGCTGCCGGATTCAATCTTACGGATGCCAAGAACTTTATTCAGTCACTTTTGTATCCATCCAAATCTCCATCGGGAGGCTGGTCCGCTCCCGCTGAGATTCTATTCGTATGGCCCAAAGTGATCAGGATGGTTTGCGTTGTCACTGAGCTGACTTTCAATCATCAGAGGTTCTCAGCGGAGGATCTCAGGACGATTGCGATGACCGCCGATGTAACGATAGAGGAAATTGTTCCCTCCCAGCGGTTCTCGGATTATGTTCGTCTTAAAGGTTCTTTTGTTTCGGGACGAAGAAGATATCGATCCCAGTTGAGGTAACTATGGCCCCGAGAAAAGATACGCGCTATCAATATTCCAGAGCTTTTCAGGATGATGACGGTCTCTGGTTTCTTGAGGTTCCTGGTCCTTTCCGGTTCACCAATGAGAGTGACAATGTTTCATACGTGATCAAGACCGGCGATACCCTTCAGGTCTTGGCTTATCGTTACTATCGAGGAATTCCCTTTGCCGCTCAATTGTGGAGAGCAATCGCCGAGTTCAATGATATCATCGATGCATCGCTTTCGTTGACAGTAGGCCAGTCAATAATAATTCCCTCCATAAGGTGGATTCGCGAAGTCTTCCTCGCGCCACCGGATGATTTCAGGTATCTCCTGGAAGAGATCGGACGGTCGTCGTGATGGACATGGCTTATGATTTTCGATCGCTTGGCTGGTCGCTAAGGACCTCAGACGGCGGTTTGTTTGGAACTTCGGGAATCAAGCATGTTCGATACAAAGGAGAGTTCGATCTTTCCGAACGACTGAAGACTATCGAGCTTACTTTGGATGAAAAGGAAAAATCTGAGATCAAGCTTGGCCTTGAGAACCATGATCTATCTTATTTTGATAATGCTCTTCTGATGAAGGGCGATGAATTTTCCATATCTTTCGGTTATCGGGTAGATCTTTCGGAGTTGATTACCGCGAGAGTTATGAATATCAAAGGATTTGAAACTCTAACGGTCGAATGTGAGGTAATAGAAAGTGAATTTGATTCGGTAGAGAAGACGAGAACTTTCAAAAACGTGACCAGAGGTCAAATCGCCGATTACCTTGCCAAGGAGAATGGATTCAGAAAGGTAATTATAGATAGAACCAATGAAATAGGAACATATTATCAGGACGGGATTTCTGATCGTGCGTTTCTCTATAATATAGGCATTGAGATCGGTCTTATACTAAGCACACGAGTAGAAAGCGGCATGCTAACTCTACATTTTCATCGCCGCGATCTTGGGGTTAGGCCCACCAGGCAATATGTTTGGCGCGGTGGTTACGGATTGATGAAATCATTCGAGATCACTGAGAATTCAATATTGGGAATGGCCCAAGAGGTTGAATGGCTCGGGTATGATCCCCTTGAAAAGAAAGTTGTCTCCGGTGAAGCGTCTTCCCAAAATACTAATAAGCAATCAAATCTCGGTGGCGCTTCCTCCGAAATAAATCATACCTTTGCCATTGGCGGGGAAACGGGAAGATTCGGAAGGGTTGGAAATCCCGGGGCGGCTAAATTTCCTACGGCCAAAAAACGGGTGGTGACTCCATATACAAGTTCAGACGAATGTTCTACCGGAGCGGACTCTGATTATCAGAATACTCAGGAAGAGCAGATCAAGGCTAAGGCCACTGTGATAGGACATCCTGGCATACAAATTTCCCCACAGGGAATAATCAATATTTCTGGATTGCCCAAGATGTTGGCTGGAAATTATTATGTTGTAGGTGTCAAACATAAATGGTCAGAAAGCGGATATGTCACGGAAATGGATCTTCGTAAGGATGCGGTTGGTCTCAGACCCACGGATCAAAGCGGGATGATTTCGGCACCTGGAGTTCCCAATACTAAGACCGCTGATGATCCAGATAAACTTGTCCCCTTGACCTTGACCAGTGGTGAAACAGGTAGAACTTCAGTTATTTATCGAAAGATATATGATCCGATTTTCAAACAAAATCCTAAACTATCTCCGGCGCAAAAAACCCAAACTCCACTTCAGAAGCGGCAGTTCCTGAGCGAAGCTTGGGGGAAGTAGGATCATGTTTACTCCCGAGGCAAGACAAGGCAGAGTGATCGACAGAAGGGACCCCGATGGTCTCGGCAGAGTGCGTGTGGAGTCTCCTGGTCTCTTTGAAGCGCCGAGCTACTCCGATTGGATTTATCCTTTCGGTCTTCTCGACGCCACCGAGGGAAGAGGGATGTTTGTGGTCCCCAAGATCGGAACCAATGTTGTGATTGTATTCGTGAATGGGGCTTCCCATTACGCACCGGCTGCTCGTTATATTGTTGGTCCGTGGGGAGCTCCAAAGGGTGTTTCGGATGTCCCAGCCGAGGCCGAAATAGGAAATCCCGATATTGTTGTTTTCGGATTCGATGGCTTTGCTTTAGTGGTCGATGAACGATCCGGCCAACGAAAAATGACGCTTCTCGATCGGGCAACCCAAGGTTCCTATTTTAGATTGGATCTTGAAACCGGAGATGTTTTGATCAACTCAAAGCGAGATAAGAGCGAATCCATTGGTAGGGATTTGAAGATAACGGTTGTCGGTGATGTTGACATTCAGTGTCAGGGTGAGGCACAGATTAAAGCCTCGGCCAGCATATTGATCGACGGGACTAATGAGATTAAACTTGGTCAGGCGGCTCAGGAATTCTTGGCTAAAAAAAGTTTTCTTCAGGCGTGGGCGCTAAGTCATGTTCACTCTGGAGTGACGGTTGGAGCCGGGGTCTCAGGCGGGGGCACGCCGATACCTGATGTGGCTTTTACCGTCAAGACGAAAGGCGAATAGTCATGGCCTACATCTATCCTTGGGTGCTGACGCCCGTGGTCGAAGGCGTGAACGATGTGGAGGCCGCTGATCACAATGATCTCGATGAACAAATATACTGGCTCACTCAGTTTGTCAATAATCTCAAGGAGCAGAAAATACTCTCGGTTCAACCCGCAGAAATTAATCCAGGTGATCCCGTGGAAGTCCTCACGCGCGTGGCGCTCGATACGGGCAAGACCTTGAAGGTTTCCATTGGGGCTTCAGGTCTCTTCAATTTCACGAACATCAATAATACCGGACCGGCCGGGACCGGCATATCCACATTGCTTCAACGATTCGCCTCCAAGACAGCTCTTGAGATGGGATGTTTGACGTCTTCAGGTAACAAAACTGCCGTCAAAATAATCTTCTACGAAGACACCGAGATGGTTGGTTGGGCTGATATCATCGTGACGATACCATAGGAGCAAACAATGGCTCTCAATCATACGATCATCCTTCCAACCTACCGTGGCTCTTCGAGCTTGGGGCTCACCAGCGCTTTGAAGGTCACGGGTGGCGGAAGTTCGCTGATCCCATCCAGGCACATGATCCAATCAAGCCAATCTTTCGACCCGGGCTATGTGAAACAGTGCTTCTGCTGGAATGGAAACGTTTATTTCCCGATTGGCCGTCACGATTCCTCTGCGAGCGGCTGGGGGAAGTATCATCACGAATCGGATAAAATCGAAATCTGCCTGGGTTATCCGATTCGAATGCAGATAGTCCCGATCAAAGATCGAGTGCTGTTTTACGAAACAGGGAAGCAGGGCTGGGGCTACGACGCCGAGGAGCGGGATTACGCGGCTGGAGCCACGGTGGGCAACCCTTTTGACTATATTGTAGTTGGAGATGTCTTCTACGGCCTGGATACAAGCGCGAAGAAATTGCTTTCATGGGACTATCCATTTGCTGCTGCACCGGTTTTCTCCTCCTTCACGCCTACATTCTTTAGAATCTGTGAACTTGGCGGAGAGGTTTATGGCTGCATGGTGAACAGCGGAACGGGCACGCTGGATCTTTACAAGGCTTCGGGTGGGACTTTTTCGTTGATTGGCACACCTTCCTCGTTTTCCAACCTCATAAACTATACCGGTACGGTCGCCACACAGTATGCTTTCTTCAAATTCAATGGGAAACTCTTCCTGGCCCTACATACGGACGTAATTGGACAACCTCGCCTTCGGCTGTTCGAATTTGACGAAGTGACCGGGGGTTCCGTGGAAAGAACTTCATGGCTTCCCAGTGAATGGCAAACCACAGTGGCCACGGCTACAACGGGCAAAATCTTCGAAATCAGGGACGACCTCGGCAACACCGAGCAGGTCTTTCTTATTCGTTCTATCTTCGCGGGCGGCTGGGAGATGTACGAATTCCAGGAAGGCACTTTTATATCAATCGCCAGCGGCGCTGAGATCCTATATCCATGGTCCGGAGTGGTATACGATCCCGAGGCTCGGGCGGCGGAAATCAAGTCTGCTCAGGATACCGTTCCCTCGGATCACGTTGAGATGCAGATCGAGGTGTTTGATCTGAAGGCAAATTCTGCCGTGGATATCGATCCAAGATTTCGATTTGATTACAGTGAGCCCCCTCCTTATTCGGAATGCACTGGAAAGGCTCCCCATGCCGACAAAGTGAATCTTGCCTCAATGCCAAGCGGCATCACCAGTCTTGCGGATCTTTCCGATGATTTTTCATCTGCTATTCTGAATACGGAACTTTGGAAACCCTATGGCCTATCTTTGAATACTGCAACAACTTTTAGGGACTTTGGCGCTGGGTACACGATAGATTTTGCTCCAGCCGATTTGAAGATTAACGGAGGCGTTTTGCGCTTTGGAAAAGCATCTCAAACGGTCGGTGCTTATCATGGTCAAGGGGTCAAGGGTCTATGGTCGATACTGGGCGAGTTTGTGGCCGATATCACCGTAGAGGACATTTCAAGTCTCCAGAGCGTGGCTTCTGTGCAGTATCCGCTGGTTTGCCTATTTAGGATTTCTCCGAATGAAGGCTTCGGATTCTTCGCCTATAACATATCAGGGACAACTTACGTCAAAGGCGTCTACATGACCGCTGATACCGCCTTTGTGTTCTCGTCCCAGATTGCATGCTCCGATGGCGATAAAATCAGAATCACACGGGATGGATCAAATGTCTGGACGATTATCCATGATCCTGATGGCAGTCCCACGGACATTACGCCTGCTGGCGGAGCAGCCTACTCTGAGCCCGTGAATCTTATTATGGGTTGCATTGCCGCGTCTGGAGCGCCTGGATATTGGACTGCCATTGGAACTCCCCCTGGTTCGGAACCTGGAATTGCAGATGTCGCAATCTCGGGCGCTGGATCGATTCGGAGATGCCTGGGCGGTATGCTCCATCAATTTGATTGGGATCACATAGTCGATCTCGGGACCAATAAAATAGGGACGGCTGAGTTGTTCGTGGATACCGAGGTGCCTTAATGTCCACGATTGGATCGTATGCCAGGGTGCTCGGAACGAAGGTGATCTTCCATCAACCTTCGTTCGGTTCTATCAATCAAGCGAGGGCCTTCGCGGACATCTTCTCCACCTCTCTCGTTTCGGCACGGATTGATTCGTTCGCTCAACGGGCCGGAGAGAGTCTCGGGGACTTGATCGGCAAAATCTTCGATACCACCGCTTGGTCTTATTCTTTCGTTCTTGCCTCCTTGAGCTACTCAACCGTGAGCATATCAGGGCCGTGGACCCCCATGACGATCCGGCCCGGTGATCCTGAATACTCCTGGCCCGGAATCGGTTCCGTCGTCGGCACGGCCTTCAAAATTCCAGCGGAAATCCTCCAAGATGTCTCGGGAGATATCTATCTCCAGTTAGTGATCTCTTGGAATGCTCCTGCCGCCTTCAACGGACATCCAACACTTGAGAACGGATGTATCGGTTATTGGAAACTGGATGACGACGCGCCGAGTTCCGATTTGATCGATTCCGTTGGCTCTGCCGTGGGCACCCTTCAGTTGGTTGGAGGAGGTGCCCCGAGGAATACCGAGGTTTACACCGCTGAGGGCAAGATCGATAAAGGGATCGATTTTGTGAAGTCAACTGCCGCCGAAGCAGATTTAAGTGCACTTGAAGTTTCGCCAGGGGATGTTTTCAACCTTTCAAAATCTTTCTCAGTCACGTTCTGGGTGAAATTCAGCAGTCTTGGCTCGACCACAATTGTCATTGGAAGTTCCCTTGGAACCTTGTCGGGTTTTAGAATTCAACTGGGAGTTTCGACCAGGGCCAGATTGAATTTTTACATGGGAACCTCCTCCAATAACTGGCTGGTCTACACCTCATACGTTTATAATCTCGACACTTGGTATCATGTCACCCTTACATACGATGGGCTGGGATCGATTGCCGGGATGGGACTCTTAGTGGACGGCTATCCAGTCATTTTTGGGACCACGATAACGGGATCAGGAGCCCTCGACATCGATCGTGGGGTCTTCAAGGCGATGATGCAAACACCAGGCGGGGAGATGGACGAGATTGGCGTCTGGGATCGTGTTCTTAGCGAAGCAGAGATTTACGGGCTCGTGAATGGATTGCTGACTTACTGATGGCGAACATTACTCAAGTTTCTGGACCGTATTCATACTCATCGGTGCTTCCGCCGAGCGCGGAATGGACGACTATCGTTCAACGCACGGGTGGCACCTATCTCGTGGATGCTAAGTTCAACTTGTGGAAAGATGGAGGGCATCATTGCTACGGGGCTTTCAAATATGGAGCGCAAAAATATGGCCCCGATGATTTTGTATACGATGCAAACCTCATAAACGCAGAATACTCCGACGACGGAGGGAATACCTGGAATGCTTGTTCCCCGCAAGATCTGGACTTCAGGCACACTGCCCAGAATCCGATGCATATTGTGGCGTCGAAGCGAGAATTTGATTTCGTGTGGAACGCTTTCTGGGATCTCGACGATGACTTCGAGGGAGAGATAACCCTTCGTTTCGAGTTCACTGGATCCAGCAGCGTAATCATCACGTCGAGTTCGTTTTACGTTTCCACGGTGGTCAGGAGATCTCCCCAGGTTCTTACAGTTTCGAGAAGAGCGGCTTTCCGAATCGGAGACTATCTCGGACAAGGACCCGTGGCACCATGGCGAAGAGGTCCTTCCGATTTTATGACTGCTAAAGGCCAAGTTCTCGTGGCGTCTGCGGTAGCGATGATATTGAATACCAAAGCCGCCACGGACAAATGGGGTGGTGAGGTTCCATGGGATCCGGGTTTCGGAAGCTTATTCTGGACCTTGAAGCATGCTCCTGGAGATGACATCACGAGCGAAGAAGCCGCAGGTTTCGCTGAGCTCGCGCTCGATCAAGAGCCGAGGCTCGTTTTCATAGACGCAGAAGCTGAACGCAGGGAACAAGGTGGATCGAATGCATTGTATGTGCTGATCAAATATGGTCTGATAACCAACAATGTGGAAGGAAACGAGGTGATAGTTCCTAACCTTGAGACCATCGAGATTGAGGTAACCTGATGTCTCCAGTGACCACTTTGACCGACCGAAGGGTAGACTTCACCTCGAAGGACTTCCAGTCCTGGGTCGTCGATCTTCGTGCGATGGCCCAGGCGGTTTTCCCTTTCTGGACTGATTACAACAAAGCCAACATCGGGAATCTCTTCCTCGAACTCTATGCGCACACTCTTGACGTCATAACTTATTCGATTGACCAACAGACACTCGAATGTTTCATCTTGACGACCAGATTGCGCAAGTCCATGATCGATCATGGAAAGAAGATAGGCTTCGCACTCCCAGGTGCCGCGGAATCTTCGGTGGATCTCGAATTCACGATTGCGGATGGTCAAGCTCGTTCGGTCGATATCATCATCCCTGCGGGCGCAGAAGTCCGAGCACCCGATATCGAGAACCCTGTTTCGTTTTTCACGGTTGAGGAAGCCAGGATCACTCAAGGAAACATTCAGATTTCTAACGTGGCGGCGAGGAACGCCGCCCCGCAATTCGACGTATTTACGGCCGACGGATCACCGAATCAGAAATATGCACTTGTGCAGACTCCCTATCTCGACGGCTCTGCGGATGTCGTCGTTGGATCCGAAACTTATCTATACGTCTCGAACCTTTTGGAATATGGACCCTCCGATAAGGTTTTCACCGCCTTCGTTGATGAAAACGATGTCGGATATATCCTCTTCGGCGACGGCGTCAACGGTTACACGCCCAGCGGTCTGGGTTCAGTAGCCTACGAAACCGGCGGCGGCGAGATCGCCAACGTCGAGGCCAACGCTATCGATGAACTGTTGACGCAGGTCAAGGACGAGAGAAATAACATAGTCAGGTTGCTCGTCAGGAATCCATCAAAGGCTGGTGGTGGAACCGACCGCATGAGCGTGGAAGAAGCCCGTGTAGCCATCCCAGAAAGCGTCTTAACAGTGAACTTAGTGACCTGCACCGCGGATCAATTCGAGATCAATCCCAAGCAAGTGCGGGGAGTTGCCAGGACACTTGTTCTGACCTCGGATGACGAACCAACCATTCCGGAATACACAGCCAATGTCTACATCGTTCCCACGGGCGGAGGATTGCCTTCGGCTGCACTCAAAAACGAAGTTCTTGAGATGATCACGGTCACACGCCCTCAGCCAGTCGGGATGGACGTCAATATCCTCGATCCACTTCTGAAGATTATCTCGATTTCCGCAACTATATACCTGGAATATGGTTACACAGAGACAGAAGTCAGGGCGAATGTCGAGGCCAGCCTCGAAGCCTTTTTTGCACTGATGGATATCGATGGTAACCCCAATCCTCTCATAGACTTCGGCTTTCACATCAAGGATTGGCAGGGCTATCCGGATCCCGAAGTGCCATGGTCCGACGTCTTTAATGCAGTCAGGGATGCCGAAGGAGTGCGTAAGGTGACCCAAACGCCCTTCTCCCCGGCTACCGATGTGATCCTCGCCAACAACGAGTTTCCGGTTTTGGGTTCCGTGTCGCTTTATAATGGAGATACCGGAGACCCATTTTGATATGAAACATGGAAAGAACAGAGTCTTTTTGTGCATTTTGGGATGCTCATCATGGCTGTTGCAAGCAATAATGAAACAAGGAAAGAAAAGGGCTGTTTTGGGCATTTCATGCGCCTTGCGTCTGGAGCGATCCTGCGCCATTTGGAGCGCCTTCGGCGGGATCCGTAGTTCGGCTCTTGATTTTGGCGAACCCTATCGGAGACGCGAAACTGGATAGCCTGTGAGGCTGATACGAGGTCATGACTGATCGTCCGCAACTGATCGACTGGATGCCCTACTGGCTCAGGAGGCAGGATGCCACCGGAGATTATGCCAAGTGGATGTCCGTGCTTCAGGGAGCCCTGGACGAGGTCTACGCCATCCTCGATCGCTACCACAATATCAACGACGTGGATACCGTCGATCTGGAAGCCATTGTGGACCTTGATCTGGCAGATCTTGGGAACCCCTTTGATGTCAGTCGCCTCACTTTGACCCAAAAACGCCTCCTGGTCAGAGCACTTGTGAATATTTACAGGGCCTTCGGGACTGATCCTGCCATACGAGTAGTGGTAGCCACCTTCACGAATCTGGTGGTGACCGATATCATCAAGGGCCAGTTCTCGGGATGGATCCTCGGGACACATGTTCTCGGAGATGGGATTCATCCGATTTCGTTCGATCTGCCCACAAGCTATATTTATCTTTATCCTTCGAGGCTCTTCCAGATCTATTCCTTCATGATCGATCTCGATGCCGTTCCAACTCAAGATCAGCAGGATGTTATCAAGGCTCTGATGAAGATTGTAAAACCAGCATATATGCACTATATTGGAGTCCACGGTATCGCGCCGACTCCAGTGCATTTGCATTGGGAACTTGGAATCTCGGAACTGGGAATCACGTCTGACCTCCACTAAAGTTAAAGGAGAGCATATGGACCGTCGCGATTGGTATTTCGAACAGCGCGTGACCGATGCGGAATGGGATGAGGCAGATGACAAGATCGAACTTGCCGACTGGGCGATCGCGAAGGAGATCCTCGGATACGGACTCCTTGGGAGTCCGCTTCCATATCCCGCGAGCCCGGCTGATCTGACGGTCAATATCCCCGTTCACGTCGGATACGATCAGCTCGGCAGACGCATTCCGACCGATGCGATCACCAATGTAAATTGCGCTGTCGACGAAAATGCCGCGTCAACTGCGGTTGTCGCACCGGGAAACGAAAAATGGCTCTCCATTTTCGTGGAAGCTGATAGGGTGCTGTCCGATCCCCGCACCGATGGAAACGGATCGACGGTCTATTGGAAACGCGATGAAACCACGAAATTCAACGTGGTCCAATCGGCCGAGGCTGGGATCGGCGCTGCGATTAAGCCGCCGCCGAGGGCGAATCAAGTCCTGATCTGCGATATCTATCTCATCTACGGTCAGACCCAGATTCTGGCAGGGGATATCAATGTCCTGAGACGCGAGGATTTCCTTTACATCGAACTCACACCTTCTTACGTCGCCAGTCAGCTCGGATTCCTGGGCAGGGCATACCAACCGACCAATGTGATCATTCCCGCCGGGTCGAGCGTCGATGTCTCGACGGAGTTGAATGCCCATGCGTCTCCTCCGGGAGGTTCGTCGACCTCCAAGGGAATAATGACAACGCCTCCGGATAACTATGTCAAAGTCTTCAATATAGACCGCGACAATTTCATCGATCCCGCAACCGGAGACAAAGTCTACGGACGAATCACTGCAACGGGGGCGACCTTCCCTTACACTTGGACCTTAACTTTTTACACCTACCCGGCAGGTGGGCCGGAAGCCGTGTTCGACATGACTCCCTTCTCTGGCGGTCCGGTCTTCCTGTGGTATGTGCAGGAAGTCTTTGGTCTGGATTCCTATCCGACCTCTGATCCCATGTTCGCAATCCAATCGGATCAAATCGCGGGGGAGATCCCAGACGCGACTACAACCGTCAAAGGAAAAGTTCAGCTCGCGACGGACGGAGAAACAGCGGCGGGCAAGGCCGTTCAAGGAAGCGATTCACGGCTACTTCCTCTCAATGCACTTGCCTCGGTCCGAAAGCTGGCCTCGCGGCCTTCGATGATCTTTATGCCGCGAGATGACACGCCATTCATTCGCTATCGACTTCATCAGATGCATGGCCTTGCCCGAGGGGATTATCAGAATCCGACTCAGAAATACGGGGATTACTATTTCGATTACGACCGGGGACACCCGGATTACCCCTTGGACGTTTACTTCAACGGTTCGCCCGCCGCGAACAACATCGGACAAGCCGACAATACGCAGCCCACCTACGGCTTGGATACTTGGCGCTACGTGTATCTCATCGGCCGCGAATACACTGGAATTTCTCCTCATTTGGCTCTGGTGTTTTCTTCCAATCCGCCCTGGGCCGGTGGCCCGGCCCTCACGGATGGGGGATCGCCCGTGTTCAAGTTCTGGAACGGGGGGGTTGTTGCCGGGGACGAAGGTGGCTGGAGATACTGGAGATTCATTGCTGCCGTAATGAATCAGAATGGCAGTGCTTGGGAACTCTGCCAAATTCGCAAAATTGGAAACCATTGCGAATATGAACTGGCACAACTTCAGTATACCTACGGGGCGATAGGAGCTTTAGGCTGGGGCACGGCGGTTCAATCCCTGGCCACGCGAGTTCCCCCTGGTTCTCTACGGGCTTTTCTAAGGATTAAAGTCACGATCGCGTCTTCCTGGATTCACGGCTATGTTCGTCCGGCCCCAACCGGCAACATGGCCTTGCATGAAACCCCTGGAGCTGGAACCAATGAGAATAACAAGATCGAGGCGCACGCCATGGATTGGGCAGGGACAGCTCCAGCCCCTGGGGTAGGCAGCGGATGGGTTGCGATGAACGAGGCCAGACAAATCGATATTTCCAAAGACAATAATGGCGCTGGGACCGACCACTCCATCTTTATCTACGTTCTCGGATACGAGGAATTCGCTGACGTGGACAATGACGAGCTGGTTTGGCCGTAAAATTCTGGTTCGAGTGGGATTAAGGAGGTTCAAGATGAAGATCAGGGATTTGCTGATGGGCCGCTTCATGGTGATCGTGGCCCTACTCATCCTGGTAGTTGCATTGACGGGCGGCTGCTGGGGATCGATGAACGAGGCATTCGTCAAGGCCGTGGATTCGAACTGGACCGTGATCGGGAAGGAATACATTGCCTACGTGATGGCTGACCAGACGATGCCCGAATCGTCCCGAGAAATCCGCCTCAAAACCGCAGCCGAGTTCTCCGTACTGGTCCAGGAAACGAAGGACAAGATCGAGAAATAGGTCACGCAGGGCCAATCGATCTGTTGATCATCGATGGTCCAAGTACTGGAAAGGGGGAATCATGCCCGATTTCGAGATGAACCTGAACGTGGAGAATCTGGCGAAGGAGATCGGCGTCTCCCTGGTCGCGCGGCTGAAGGACTATCTCAAGGACGCCTCTGACACAGAATTTCTTAAGGAGATCGCGCTGGAGATGGCGAATCTCCAGTATCAGGCCGCGACGGCGGTTTCCCAAGTGGAGCGGGAAGCGGTGAAGCAGGACATGTCGTTCATGCACGCCCGCGTTGACACCTTCGTTGCCCGTCAGGCGATCAAGTTCAGTGATGCGACCCAGGATGCCGTCAAGGAAATCTTCGCGACCGTGGTGGAGATCCTGGGAGCCGTGGCGGGAGCGGCCCTAAAAGGGATGCTCGGCTGAGGCATTGAGATCTTCACGGTTGATCCGGTCGGGTCAATTTCAAGTCCAAGTAAGGAGGCTCTCATGGGAGCAATAGCAGAACAGACGGTGGAAGCCGTCAAGAAAGTCGTGGAGTGCTTCAAGGACAAGAAATTCAGTTTCTCCGACATCACGCTTGCCGTGAGAACCGCGTGCGAAATCACGGAATGCTTCGCGGGATTATCCGGGGTTGAAAAGAAGGCGTTCGCGGTGGAGGTAATCGGCAAGGCTTACCGCGAAGTAGACGTCGATCTGCCCTGGATACCCGAACCGTTCGAGACGTGGATCGAGGAGGTCATTCTCAAGTCTCTCGTTCCGCCGCTGATAGACTTGATTGTCGATTGTACAAAGGGGAAGGTGGCGGTTAACCAGGGTTGATCCGCGCTATCGCCATTTATTTCTTGTCGTTGAACCCGCGTCCGTTCGCAAGGGTGGGCGCGGGTTATTATTTTGGCGAATATTCGCCGAAGTATTTTCGTTCTGCTTCTTTTCGTGCGTCGATAGCGTCTTGTTTTCTTTCGAAGAGACCGAGGTGTTTGTTCTTGTAATCAAGCATGATGCCAGCCTGCCATTTGCGGGCTCCTTTGTGCCAACTAACGCCCGTCACGCCCGAAGTATTATTTGTCCCGACGCTGACGTTCATATTGTTCTGTCCGAAAGTAACTGACCTAAGATTTTCAAAGCGATTATCTAATCGGTTGCGATTAATATGATCTATCTCCATGCCGACGGGCGGTCTACCGAGGACGAGATGGTGTAGAAAAATGGAATTTGATCCAGACTCGGCGTATCCTTCATGGTGTAGATGCCATTTGTATCCACGAACTATTTCAATGAAAGTTTTGTCGATCAGTGTTTCAGCGATTGGAAAGCCACGTTGGTCGCATAATATGATCGCGGCGGTATCCCTCCCCACGCGTATCACGTTGGGATCAAACTTAGTACGATCGACGTTCAGTATTTTTCTATGGACGTGTAGTTGCCAATAGTGTCTTTCGCAATAACCCTTACAATAAAAACCTTTGAAGCACCCATCGACCTTACAGACTCGCTTCGCTTTTCTCACGAGGTTATGGGCACGAAAACCGCTGTAGTGCCGAAGGCAGATCAGCCCCTTCTCCTCGGTCAGGACCGTTGCTTCTCGTTGGCAAACTCCACTCCTTGCCTTGCCTTGCGAATCCCGCAGATTTTCGGTTCGGTCATCTTTGTCTCCTCACCGTCAAGCATCATAATACTACCGCAATCGTTCGAAATGGTCTCCGTTTTTATGTTTTGGTCTCTTCATCTTGTTATTATGGTCCCCGGTTCAGCTATTGAGAGTGTCCAATGCATGGGGGATTTGCCCTCAAGAGCCTCATAGATCCTTTTGATTGCCTTGGTCAATGGCATGAACATTTCCTTCGGCGCGTTATCAGAAACTTTTTCGTGACCCGATAGTATGATCACAAGGTCTCCCTTGTGAACTTCGATCTTTGGTGCAAGAATCTGCGCCAGGGCCTTTTGCTCCAATTCGACGCGGGAACCTATCTTCGAAATGGTCAGGGGCCAGCGCGTCACAAAGTTTCCTTCGAGTTTCATGCCGAAAGACGCAGCAATTCTTTGCGCTGACTCTTTGGAGGTTCTTGCTATCATAATTGCAGCGCCATCGACATTCAGTCGAACTTCCCATTCAGGTTTCTTACTCTGCGACATTCTCGGTTCCTTTCACATCATCTTCGAGAACCCCAAGTTTTATATCCTGTCCGAATCTACCGATGTATATCGATACCTCGCTGCACGCCGGACAGATGAATTCGAGTGCTCCGGTGATTCTGACACGAAAGGCATGAAAGTCCAGTTTACCGTGGATCTTGCAGGCCCTACATTGAACCTTCAGACCATATTGTTCTTTGTTGGACATATTCATTGCTCCTATATAAAGCGACACCAGTTCTCGTCATTCAGAAACGTCATGATGACGGCCGTTGCATCGAAGGCGTGCTCGCGAACATTTCCCTTGGGCCAATCTTTATAGTCAGTGAACGCCTCCCGAACGGTGAATTCGATATCCTTCTTCGATGCATTTCTCGGCAAGACGAGTGAGTCTCTGACTTCCCTCGGGCTATAAATGAACACCGGAATATTATGCATGAATGCGAGCGTGTAAAGGGAGCTCCATGCCATGCCCAACATGGCGGAACTCGCAGCATTTCTCGGATAAGACATGCTTTCAAGGGATATAATCCTCGGTTTATATGTCTCAATGAACTTCAGATAAAAACCGGCGACCTGTCTGATTCGATTCTTCAGCATTTCGTCGCTTCTGCGGACCTTGGTATCTTCTCGGCGCGTAACGAAAGACTGCGCTGTGATTATTCGACCTTCCTTGAGATCCTTATTCCACGGATCCGGGACGGCGACGATGGCTACGCCTGTTTTGGCGAGACCCGCGTCCACTCCCATCAGGATGTTCGACTTCTTTGCGTCGTTTCCATTCATCGAACGTTACTCCATGTCTAAGAGATTCCAAATGGTCACGTTGCCGGAATAGAGCTTTACGCAACACGGGTCCCAGACCGAATCGAATTGTTTGCAAGATTGTTCTGGCTCTCCTACAAGCAACAAGATTCCTGTCCGACTTGGCGGCGTTATTTCGAAAATCTTCGAACAATCTTTCGAAGTCCCGAAGAAGAGAATCCAGTTCGTTTGGAAATTTCCAATCCGGGACTTCTTTATAAGTGACCTTAATTTTCGGCATGATCAGATCAATCCAATATTGAAGTCTGGGAAACGGCGTATATAAGTTTCAATCTCCCTCCTCATTCCGGCTATGATCGCATCGAGGTATTCTTCTTCATCAATAATACCTTTGTGAATAAGCATGCCCACCAATGCACCATGATCAGACATCGCTGCGTTGATCCCGACACGAAGATGCTTGGGTTCGGTATCCCCGTTGACCGACTCATTCATCGAAAATGCCACACCACTTTGCATCGCGTGTGCAAGCCTTTCGTAAAGAGCCCGTTTTTCGGCGAGAGAATCATTGCTCATCTTTTGGTTCCTTTCACGGTATCAACTTGATATTGTTTCTTGTTCACAATGTCGGCCAGCTCCGGACCTTTCCAGAAAGGCATCACCCAATTAAGCTTAATTTTTTGTTCGCCTGGGTCGCCCTTTCGAGGCCCCATCCAGTAATGGTGCCAATGTCCTCTGACCTGGAAGCGAACCCCGATCTTGCCACCCGAGCCTCCGCCAGTCGAGTTTCCGAAAAATGTCGGGATATTGATTCTCGTCCCGCATCGATATAATTTTCCGAATTTATTCAGTTCATGCTTGAGTTCGGTCTTTTTATGTCCATTGGAACTACGCCATTTTTTATAGAGACCTTCCTTGACCCAACCCTCCTTGAGATCCGCATTCGCAGAATTGATGTAGAGAATGGCGTTTATCGTAAGTTCTATAACGTCGCGGATCGCATCGAGTGATGATATCGCTGATTGAGGATTTTTTGTGAAAAAACCATCAATGAACCAATCCGCAGGAAATGCCAAATTCATATTCTTAGCCATGTCTTCGACGGTTTTGATATCGGGAATTTCCAAAACTTTGTCGGGAGAAATCCTGAACATGAGCATATTGAAACCAAATGGGAATGGCTGTCCCAGAAAGTCCACACCCTTTTCCATATATCGGACTTGATGAATGCGAAGAAATTTTAATCTCTTGTCTTCGATTTCATCGATTCCCAGTTGAACACCCCGGATCCACCACTTATGGCCGTTAAAGTCCCCTGTGAAATCATGTTCAGAAAAATCAAGATACATGCGCTCGAACGGAAGACGAATGAGTTCCGTCGGGACCTCACCTAAATTCGTCGATAAAAGCGCATCGATTAACTTCTCGGAAAAACGAAAAATCCTCGTATCGCCTTTCATGAGATCATGGTTGATATGGATCTCAGTAATGTCTCCGGGTTCGAATTCCCAGCCCTGCTTTATAAAGAATTCCCGGCAATTATGAATGGATTCGGAGATATTATCACTGTAGAGAAACTTCATGAAATTACCGGTTTTACCGGTTAATTCCTTCCATTTCAATGGATAGGGAAGTTCCCTCGGCCAATTTTTATCGTTTCTTCCACGAACGTAAACCGAATGAATCATGTCGTCGAACCTCAGATTTTCTTTTCCAATTTCTTTCGTTCTTCCTCTATCAGATCCTTCTCCAGAATAGGCGACAGCCCTTCGAATAAAAACCTCTGGTCTGGATGATCGAAAATAATGCCATCTACTTTCGCTTGAGCCAGAATTTTTTCTTCCGATTTCCATTCGCCTTCTTCGAATATAGAGCAATAAGCAGCGCCGTCCCCTGGTAAGTCGTAATCCTCTCTAATACGGCTATCCCTTTCTGATGTGATCCCCTTGTCGCAACCGCCTTTTGGACCCCTTCTGTTGTCCATTTCGGGGTTCCAATAAGCGCAGTATTCGCAAGCCTTCCAGTGCCAATCGATATCGATGGTGGCAACTGCCGCTTTTTCGCAGTGTTCACGACTCATAATTCCACCTTTGATGTTGCATCCTTCGCCAGCACCGGATCGTGCGTGACGAGAATGATTTGCCGATGCACGCGCTCCGATATGGCTTGTAACAATTCGGATGTTCGTCCCGAAAACATCTTGCTTAGTTGCTTCGTTGGTTCATCGAATATGATAGGCCCATCAATTCGCGGCGTATACAATTCGATCAACACGATCCGCAACGCCATCGAAACAATATCCACGACGCCTCCTCCCCTGGACATCAGAGGATCTGCGGCCTCGGAATACCCGGAGGAAAGAACTCTGAAGTCGGCCCATACCGCGTTTCTTTTAATTTCGAGATTGGTCTCAAATCGATAATCCTCCCCGAAGACAGCTTGCAATGCAAAAGTCACAATATCATTGAATTTCTTTGTGATGAATTCTCTTGCACTCTGGCTCGCCGTCTCCAGAAGGATGATCGCCTCCTTGGATACCTGCTGATTCAGAGCCACTCGATCCTTTTCAACGATCAGCTTACTCAATCGCCCTTTGATCTGGTTCATTTCGCCGACCCGCTGGTTATGTCGATCCCGAATGGCCATGAATCTTTCTATTAGATTGTGCATGATTAATTCTCCGCTTCACGAAGTAGTCTTTCGATCTCGGCCTTCTTGGTATCGAAGAGAAGTTGTTGTTCTTCAACCCAGGCTCTGAGTTGTGAAGGTTCGGGAACGCCAAGAGCACTGGCTTCCCCGAGCAATCGATTCTTCTCCTCCTTCTCGGATTCAAAGCGTTCTTTGAGACGTGCTTCCTGAAGCCTCAGTTGTTCAATATCCTTGCGAATCTTCGCTACTTCGTCGATGACGCTCATGAGATTCTCCTATTCGGTGATGGCGGTTCCATTTTCAGCCTGCGAAACCGCCGACAAGGCGCGATCAAGAACCCGTTTTTGATCCTCTTCTATTTCATCGATGTTTTCGACTCCGGCCCGAGCCTTGGCAGCATTCATGACGAGAGTCGCGGCCTCAATCCCTTCGACTTTCACATTCTCCATCGCCTTAAGGAAATCCTGGATTCTGTTTTCCCAATCGCTATCTCTTTCCGCTTCCCCGATGGCGAAGACTTCGTCGGGAGGTTTGGCGATCGAAATAGGGAGGGAAGAGATTTTCACGCCATCGGCGTTATCATCAACAATAATGGCCCTGGGGATTCTACTCAGATTATGGGAAAGCAATGCGATTCTTGCGATACTTCCTGGGTTGATGAATAGATTTATCCTCCCGAATTCGGTCCATGGGAATACCAATCCCCATTCTTCCTTGGAGGTAAGTATTTTCTTCAGGCCCACTGATAGTTCTTTCTTCATGCCGTCCGAGACTTTTTCTCTAATGATGATTTTTGCCCACGGATCATGGTAATGGCCGAGCAGCACCAATCGGGCTGAGATGGAATCCTTGAGTTTCTCGGGAGTAGTATGAATGAAAGGAACCTCCCCGGGGGTCACCATGGCATGAGCGGCTATGATGGAAT